CAACTACAGCGACGCCAAATCCAAGAACACCTAGGACATATCCCCAAAAATTATTTGTTGTCACAGCAATTCCTAAAAGTATTATTGCAATCCCAAATAACTCAATCTTAATTCCTTTCATCGCAAATATCTTCGTTACAAACTACGATTTATCATTCTTATATTTTTAGACGAACCTTATAGCATATACATTTCAACAATAAAATTCACCCAAACACTTCCTTCAATCTTTTTATATCCGGCTTTGTCTGCGTCATCAAATAAGCGTTTTTCAGATATTTTTGTCCTTTTTCTGTCTGCTCGCAGTTGAATATAAAGGAATCCCTGCGGTACATCAGCCATTCATCAAGCGGGAGTGCTTTCACCTTATTAACGGGAATATTGCAGTAATCTGCAATCATTTTGTTGCTGTAGCTGTAAATTTCCCAGTGAAATGCCCCATTATCCTCCATGGGATAATAGGGCAGCATTAGTTTGGGTCTTTTTGAATGGAAAGCACAAAGTCCATATATTCATTGGCAATGAAGTCTTGGATTTCCTCCACATCATAGCTTAAAACATCATTTCGGCTGATTTTAAAGCCATTTTTATTTTGGTTCAAAAGCTGCTGAAATACGGAATAGATGCTTTTTATTGCCTCCGTTTCATCCGCCGACTGCATTTCGGAAATAGCCTCCAACACATATCCGTTTGGCGGAAGGAGAACAATTACCTTTCCGTTTTTCAGCTTTACAGGCAGTGTTTTCTGCTTTGGTTTTGTAAAATCGTACATGGCAATCTCCTTTATTCTGTTACTTCTGCATCTACACCCCAGTTGATTAAAAGCTTATGCCCTTTGCTGTCAAGCTTTTCCGTTGCCTTAAAATCAAGGTCGCAGACAGTCATACTGTCTTTCTTTCGCTCAAGGGTAAAACCGCCTTCCAACTGACCGATAATCATAGCGGACATACTGCCGTCTGCCGCAGCAAAGACAACTGCGTAATATTTATCTTTGAAGTTCTTAATGCCGCCGATATAAATGTTTGAACTTTTATCGGCATTGTCTGTAGTAATCTCCGAGTTGGGTGCCATAATGCCGAAGGTGTCGGGCATAAATGTACCGATACTGCCTTTGATGCCAATATCCTCACCGGATAAAATCTTTCTTGTGATTTCTTCCATATCGTCCTTATAGGTGTCAATAGTTGGTGTATAGTAAATGGACGCACCGCCGGAGAGATAGCCCTTTCGGTTTTCTTCGATTGCAACTTCCGATATTTTCGGAATGGCACTGCCTTTTTCATACTCCTTGATATACATATATCCGGAGCCGATGGCAATGTCCTCTGTCTGTTTTTGTGCTGTTTCGGGTATTTTCATATTTTTCACACTCCAATCTTTTTATAATTGCTGATGTTATAATAGGTTACATATAAATCTGCGTCATCAAGCCAGACCGTTTCCGAAGAAAAAGGAATGCCTGCCTCATTTAGCAGACATTCCAGTTTTTGTTCGGATTGTATATCCTTCTTTGGTGTATACAGTTCTATGCTGTAATTATAGCGGTACAGGTTGTTCCTGTTGTCACAGCCTTCCGCTTTTTTATTGCCGAGAAAACAAATAAAAGGCAACTTTTGATTATCCGGAAAATAGCTGTAGGCAACGGGAAGTTCTGTTTTATCCAAAAATGCTTTCATTTCTTTTTCATCCATTTTGCAAAACCTCCTTAATCCGCCGTTCTACCGTTTCCTTTGCTTTTTCCTCATTTGGCTTAATATGCGGATAAGCGGCGGTTCTTCCGCCTTTGGTGTGTACCTGTTTTTGCTTTCCCTTTGTTGTACCAACAAAGTTTTGATGTCCTTTTTCCAGAAGATGTGTTAAATGTCCCTGTGTATTATAAATCTCGTACTGTACATAGCCACTGCGAGAGGTTTTCTTGATTTTCCAGCCACGGGAATATTTTTTGTTTCCGACTCTTTTCCCCTTTGGACTGTCTCTTTTCAGATTTTCTTTGAGAATTTCGCTTTCTTCCTTACAGACCTCGGCAATTTTCTCGGATGCTTCTTCGGTGTATTGCTTGATGCAGTTTAAAATTTCATTCGTCATTTCCTGTACCGATACTTCCATAGGATTCCTCCGATTCCGCTTTTATTTTTATTGTTTTGCCGTCATAGTCTGCAAAGTCAACTTGAATTATGTTGTAGGTTTTACCACGGAATACAATACGGTAATCCACAGCAGAAATCTCTGAAAGCTTTTTGCAAAAGCGAACAGCAAAGGCTACAGAGTGCTGTTCCTCCGTATCTCCGTTCTGCTGTTCCTTTCCTCCTGTAGTTTTAACAGACGCAAAGCAGAAATAAAAATCCTGCCACTGCCGAAATACATTTCCCACATCGTCTGTTTGTGTACTTCCTTTTTGAATCAAAATCCGCTGATTTAGTTTTGAAATATCCATCAAAAGCCTTCCTTTCTGATGCCAAAAAGCAGAGAACGCAGAGAAAGTGTCAAGGCTTTATAGTCGGCATTTTCTCTGTGTTCATACAAATAAGCAACAGCATACATGACAGCAATCTTAGAGCAATGGCTCTTTTCAAATTCATCTGCCGATAATCTGGCTATGTCTGTACATAGGTTTTGCCCTGTTATTATTAGGTTTTCAATCAAAGCGTCATCATCATCAAAATCCACCCGCAGATATTTTTTCATTTCCTCCAAAGCTACAAGCATTTATTTCACCACCGTTAGTCTGCTTTCAATCTTAAAATCTGCACTGCCTCAGGAAGAATTAACTTTCCGTCTACACGCTCCTTTGCCACATAGCCAATCATACCGTTGCCTGCAAAAAGCTCAGTGAGCTGCTTGAAGGAACGAGTACCACGGTCACCAATGTTGTAATAGCTGTAATCACCGAAAGCAATAGCGTCCTCCGGTGCGTATGCAGAAGTATAAACATCATAGCCTAAAATTTTATCCGGCTCTCCTGCCTGATAGGAAGGCTGCCACATATAAGCACCGTTGTTGTCCTTTAATTTTCGGATTACAGCTAAGTTTTTATCATTGATAATAAAGGACGCATTTTTACGGTAAGGACGCTTTAAGGCATAGATTAAGTTTAAAATATCATCCGCTTTCAATGCTGCGGTTAATGTTTCCGCTGTTGTGCCGCCGCCTGTTTTTGCAAAAAGTCCCAATGGCTGACCGACACCAGTACCATTGAGGAATGCGTCCTCCTCGGCATTGGCAAGTGCTTTCCCGAACTGGTCAATGATGTAGTTCTCAAGACCAAAAGCATTATCGTAGAGAAGTTCCTCCGTCACCTTGATAGCTACATGGAGCTTATGCGCATCCAATAAAATCTGGCTGAATGTGGCATCACCGAAGGTTAATGCACCGCCTTCCTCAACCCATGCGGCGGCAGGCTTTGTTGCCGCAATATTGATTTTGTGTTCGCCGGAGGTGGTAATGACACGACCAAGCTTTCTCATGATGTTTTCTTCTTCCAAGGTATCAATCAAACGGCTGTCATACTCCTCCGGAACAAGATAACCGCCGTCAGCATCCACGCCTTCCTGCAAAATGTCGGATACCTGACGGAAGTTGGTACGAAGTGCCGTAAGCATACCGTTTTTGTAGGCATCAGACGCTCGGCCTGTTTTCTCGGAAATTTGTTTATCACTTACAGGCTTAGTCACGATAGGCGTATTCACAGGTCTGTTGAGTTCATTCTCCATTGCCTCCATCTGCTCCATACGTTCAATCTCGGCACTGTAATCTTTTACTTTCTTTTCCATGTAGGCATAGGCTGTCGCATCTTCCGCAGAAAGCAAACCGTCCTTATCTCGTCTGCTCTCCACAAATGCCTTTGCACCTTCCCATGCCTTATTTCTGAGTTCTCTCAATTCTAAAATCGTCATACTTCTTACCTCCAGTTTTTGATTAAATCCAAGCGTTCCATAAGGGAATCTGCCGTTGTTTTGGGTTTTTGCTCAATTCTGCACTTTGCGGCAATTTTATCCATCAAATGATTTGTAACAGCGGTGCGGGAATATACATTGCTGACCTGTGGTACTTCCATATCTTCGGTATCAATCGAACGTTTCATAATCTCGTCTGCAAAGCCAAGTTCAACAGCCATGTTTGCATTCATCCAAGTTTCCGCATCCATAAGATGTGAAAGCTTGGATCGGCTCATGCCTGTTTTGATTTCATAAGCGTTGATGATAGATTCCTTCACCTCATCCAACATAGAAACAGCCTTCTGCATTTCCGAAGAATCACCGAATGCCATTGTTGCGGGGTTATGTATCATCAGCATAGAAACAGGTGATACCAGAACCTTGTTTCCCGCCATGGCGATAACGCTTGCCGCCGATGCTGCTATTCCGTCAATCTTGACGGTTACATTGCCGGGATATTCCATCATCATGTTGTAAATCTGTGCCGCCGCAACGCAGTCACCGCCCGGTGAGTTAATCCAGACAGTAATGTCACCACTTCCGCTGTTCAGTTCATCCTTAAAAAGCTGTGGCGTTACATCATCATCAAACCAACTCTCTTCTGCGATTGTGCCGTTCAGAAACAGTGTTCTCTCCATTGTTTCCGTCTGTGTTTCCTGATTCGTCACTATCCTGTTCTTCCAGTTCCAGAACTTCTTCATTTTCTTTCTGCACCTTCTTTCCAAATAAGCCTGCATCGGCAAGCTTTGTCATATTGCCGTTGATGAGATAAAGGTCACCGCCATCCTCAACAGGAATGCGATCAAGGTTTTCAAGCTCTCTGATGTCATTTGCACTCATCCAACCGTTCTGTCTTGCTGTGGCATAGCCGTTCATGCGGCTTGCATAATCCCCACGCAAAAGGCCGTCTACATTGAACTTGATGAAATACTGTGATTTGTCACTTGGATAAATCAGTACTCTTGCCATGGACTGCTCCCATCTGACAAGCCAAGGCTCTAAGGTGTATTTCACGAATTCGAGTGACTGCTGCTCAATATTAGAAAAGCTCGACTTCTCAAGGTCACCGACCATGTGAGGAGGGACTCTGAAAATTCGAGCAATTTCGTTAATCTGAAATTTTCTTGTTTCCAAAAACTGTGCTTCATTTGGTGAAATGGAAATCGGCGTATATTTTAGACCTTCTTCCAAAACAGCCACCTTATGACTGTTGGAAGAACCGCCGAAGGCTTCATTCCAACTGTCACGCACCTTAGACGGGTCTTTCAGTGTTCCCGGATGCTCCAATACACCGCTTGGTGCAGCACCGTTTGCATAAAACTTACTGCCGTATTCTTCAGCGGCAATGGCAAGACCGATAGCATTCTTCGCCATTGCAATAGGACTGTATCCCACAAGACCGTCAAAGCCAAGACCGGGAACATGAAGTACATCTGTCGGTTTCAAACGAACCATACCGCCCTTTATGGTCTTTGCCTCATCAGTCGAGGTTTGATATTCATAATAAAGCTGACCTCTATCATCTCTGTTCACCGTCATGCGATTTGGCATTAGCGGATACAGAGCCACAACCTCGCCCTTGCCGTTGCGGATAATCTGTGCGTAGGCATTGCCCCACAAAAGCAGATGAGTCATCAGCGTTTCCCGAAACACAAAGCTTGTCATCTCAGGATTCGGCTCATCATGCAGTACAAAATACAGCGGATGGCCGACTGCCTTTTCCTTACTGCCACCGTCTGTATATTTGTATAAATGAAGGGGCAGTCCTGCCACCGCCTCCGACAAAATTCGCACACAGGAATACACCGCCGTCATCTGCATGGCAGAACGCTCATTTACGTTCTTGCCGGATGCGCTTGTGCCTAAGAAAAATCGGTATGCACTGCCTGCCGTACTGTTCTTTGGAGTATCTCTGGTACGAAATAATCCGCTCAAAAGTCCCATAGAATCACCTTCCTTTCTGAAAAAACGGTATAAGAAAAGCACCTCCGAAGAGATGCTTAACCTTATTTATATATTCTTTTCCTTATTTTTATATTGTTTTTTGAATAACAACTCTGATTATCTCCAAAAAGCCCGGAAATACGGGCATTTCACGGGATATAAGAACTGAATTTACTACCGATTTACTACTTTCGGATTGAGCTTTGACACGCTTCTTCCTCCCGTGAAGCCCACCGCCCAAATAGTGACACATCGAAAATTGAATACGACACCGCAGACAGCGGCGTTCTCTTTTCCCCTTTGGGGAGATCAGGACGCCGCTTTTTTGCGCCCAAAACCAGAAAGGAGGCGACCGCCTATGTACTTTACTTCCGGCAGCGACCGGGCCTTTGAACAGCTCATGCAGACGAGGCCGGGCGCAGATCATTTTGACAGTGGCGAGGCCGGAGCGCCGGAGGGCTGCGGCACCTGCCGTTTCTACCGCCCGCACTGGAAGTACCAGTTTTGTGTGTATGAGGAATGTCCCTACCAGCCGGGCAAGCTCACCGCCCTTGACGGCGCGGTGAAATTTCAAGTGAAAGGAGTGGACGACGAGATGGCAGTTTTTCGAGTGGAGAAAAACCGGGGCTACACGGTGATGTCCAACCACCACCTGCGGAACAAGGACTTGTCCCTGAAAGCCAAGGGCCTGCTGTCGCAAATGCTGTCCTTGCCGGAGGATTGGGATTTTACGCTGAAAGGCTTGTCCCTTATCAACCGGGAGCAGATCGACGCGATCCGGGCGGCTGTCCGGGAGCTGGAACAGGCGGGCTATATCGTGCGTTCCCGTGAGCGTGACAGCCAAGGCCGCCTGCGCGGGGCGGATTACATCATTTACGAACAGCCCCAGCCTGTGCCGGATTCACCTACATTGGAAAATCCAACATTGGATAATCCAACGCAGGAAAAGCCTACGCAGGAAAAACCAACGCAATTAAATAAAGATAGATCAAGTAAAGAGAAATCAATTACAGATGGATCAAATACCGATTCCATTCCTATCCTTTCCCCTCCCTCTCCTTTGGGGGAAGAAGCGGCTGCGCCGCCGGAACGGAAAGGAACGGGAGCGAAGTCACAGAGCGCCGTAGAGATTTATCGGGAGATCATCAAGGACAACATCGAGTATGAACACCTTTGCCAGTACGCCAAGGGGATTGACCGGGATATGCTGGACGAGATCGTGGACTTGTTGGTGGAAACCGTATGCAGCGCCCGAAAGACCATCCGCATTGCCGGGGACGATTACCCCGCCGAGCTGGTGAAATCCAAGCTGATGAAGCTGAACAGTTCTCACATTGAGTTTGTCTTTGACTGTATCAGCAAAAACACCACGGAAATACGGAACATCAAAAAATACCTGCTGGCGGTTCTGTTCAACGCCCCAAGCACCATCAACGGCTATTACACGGCGCTGGTGGCCCACGACATGAACACAGGCAGTTGGGGAACCCCGCAAAATCGGTGATTTTGTGGGGAGAGGAGGAACAGCGAAATGAGCGAACTTTTCACGCTTGCGTGGAAACAAGCGATATGGAGCTTGTGACGACGAGAAAGGAGGACGGCCCTATGAAACAGGGTGCTTTGATTTTTGACGAGCAGACAGACCGCTACGACATCCGCTTTGACCTTGCGGACTATTACGGCGGCCTGCACTGCGGAGAAACTTTTGATGTGATGGTGGGCGGCAGATGGAGGCCGACCCGCATTGAAATGGCCGAGAACTGGTATCTGGTGGGAATCCATGCCAACGACCTCTCCGGCCTGCGGGTGCGGATTTAAGCCATCCGCCTGCCTGCTGACTTTCCAAAGGAGGGATAGCAGTTGCAGGAAGAAGTAGACCAGAAAACCATAGCGTTAGCGGTTAAGACGGGCAAGCTCACCGCCCAAGTGCTGCAAGCGGCCATCCGAAAATATCTGTCCGCCCGGCAGAAAGGGACGGGTAAGGCCCATCACGGCCAGCAGAGCTTACGGCAGCTCAAAAAGGACGGTTCCGCCCTGTCCAACATTGAGATCACCGACGCCAACATTGGCCTGTTTAAGCCCTGCGCCAAGAAATACGACATTGATTTTACCCTGCGGAAAGACCGCACTACCCATCCGCCCCGGTATATCGTGATCTTCAAATCCAAGCAGGCGGACAATCTGGAACAGGCGTTTAAGGAGTTTACAGCCAAGAAGCTCCAACAGCAGGAACGCCCCTCCATCCGAAAAACCCTTGCCGTCCTGAAAGAAAAGGCAGCGGCCAGAAGCAGCCAGCAGGCCAAGGAGAAAATCAAGGAAAGGGGGCTGTCACGATGAAGCCGGAAATGAAAAAGCTGATAATCGCCAACCTGCCCTATCTGCTGTTTGTGTACCTGTTCGGCAAGCTGGGACAGACCTACCGGCTGGCGGCTGGGGCGGACTTGTCGGAAAAGCTGCTGCACCTTGCGGACGGCTTTTCCCTTGCCTTTGAAAGCGCCGCCCCCAGCTTCCACCTGTTCGATCTGGCGGTGGGCGTGGCCGGTGCGGTGGCATTGCGGCTGATAGTGTACTGCAAGAGCAAGAACGCCAAGAAATACCGCCGGGGCGTCGAGTACGGCAGCGCCCGTTGGGGAGGCCCCAAAGATATAGCCCCGTACATCGACCCGGTGTTTGACAACAACATCCTCCTGACCCAGACGGAACGCCTCACCATGAACAACCGGCCCAAAGACCCCAAGACCGCCCGGAACAAAAATGTGCTGGTGATCGGCGGTTCCGGCAGCGGCAAGACGAGATTTTTTGTGAAACCCAACCTCATGCAGTGCGTGTCCAAGGACTACCCGACCTCATTCGTGATTACTGACCCGAAAGGAAGTCTGATCGGCGAGTTGGGCCAGCTCCTTGTGCGGTGCGGCTACCGGGTAAAAGTGCTGAATACCATTAACTTTTCCAAGAGTATGCGTTACAACCCGTTTCGCTACATCCATTCGGAAAAGGACATTTTGAAGCTGGTAAACACGCTGATCTGTAACACCAAGGGCGAGGGCGAAAAGAGCGCGGAAGATTTTTGGATAAAATCGGAACGGCTTTTGTATTCGGCCCTCATTGGCTATATCTGGTACGAAGCGCCGGACGATGAAATGAATTTCACGACGCTGCTTGAAATGATAAATGCCAGCGAAGCCCGCGAGGACGACCCGGAATTTCAATCCCCGGTAGACCAGATGTTTGAACGGCTGGAAGAAAAAGACCCGGAACACTTTGCGGTGCGCCAGTACCGTAAATTCCTGCTGTCGGCGGGCAAGACCCGCAGCTCCATTTTGATAAGCTGCGGAGCCAGATTAGCGCCCTTTGACATCCGGGAGGTGCGGGAGCTGATGGAGGACGACGAACTGGAACTTGACACCATCGGGGATAAAAAAACAGCTCTGTTCCTGATTATGTCGGACACGGACACGACCTTTAATTTCATTCTGGCAATGGTGCAAAGCCAGCTCATAAACCTTTTGTGTGACCGGGCCGATGACAAATACGGTGGGCGGCTGCCCGTCCATGTGCGGCTGATTCTGGACGAGTTCGCCAACATCGGCCAGATTCCAAACTTTGACAAGCTGATCGCCACTATCCGAAGCCGGGAAATCTCGGCTTCTATTATTTTGCAGAGCCAGTCGCAGCTAAAGGCCATTTACAAGGACGCGGCGGAAATCATTTCCGACAACTGCGACTGTACGCTGTTCCTGAGTGGCAGGGGCAAGAACGCCAAGGAGATCGCGGAGGTGCTGGGCAAGGAAACTATTGACAGCTACAACCAGAGCGAGAACCGGGGCGCGCAGACCTCCCACGGACTGAACTACCAAAAACTCGGAAAGGAGCTGATGAGCCAAGACGAAATTGCAACGATGGACGGAGGCAAGTGTATTTTGCAGGTGCGCGGCGTGAGGCCGTTTTTCAGTGAGAAATACGACATCACCCGCCACCCCCGCTATCAATACCTCTCGGACGCCGACAAAAAGAACACCTTTGATGTGGACAGCTACCTGTCGTCCCTGCGCCGGAAAAAGCGGCGCGTGATAACGGAGGACGAACCCTTTGACCTCTACGACATTGAGCTGTCGGAGGAAGATTTTGCCGCAGAATAAAGCGGCCATAGAGAAAGGAGCGTGACCGATGGGACACTCGGACGAATGGACATTTGCGGATTATTTCAAGCAGGAGCAGGCTGTTTTCCGTGGCATGATCTCCGCTGCCGTTGCATTGCGGTGGATGATCGAACACGATTTTGAACTGCCTGACGACGCCGGTTTGAAACAGATGGAGGCGGAAGTAAACCGTGAATTGTGTGAAGCATGGGGCGAAATTTTTTCGCTGGCTGTGCTGAAATGGCGGGACGGCCAGTAACTCCGGGCCGTCAGCGGATTGTGAGGCTGCCGCTGTGAACGGCGGCTTTTTTGTACCCAAACACCATCACAATCTGAATTTATGGAGGTAACTTTATGGAATTTTTCAATAGTGCAGTTGATACTTTGCAGACCATCGTTGTGGGCCTCGGCGGCGCGCTTTGCGTATGGGGCGGCGTCAATCTTTTGGAGGGATACGGGGCGGACAACCCGGCAAGCAAGTCACAGGGAATTAAGCAGCTTGTCGCCGGAGGTGGCGTTGCCCTGATCGGTATGACCCTTGTTCCGCTGCTGTCCGGGCTGCTGGGATAACCCCCATGTGTGTTAGAAAACCCTCCGCGCCCTCTCTGATCTGGGAGGGCGCGGGAAAGGAGGTGTCCTCACATGATCGGTGATTTAATCGGGGAATGGATCAAAGGAATCCTGATTGACGGTATCATGGGCAACCTGTCCGGCCTGTTTAACACAGTCAATACCAAAGTCGGGGAAATCGCGTCGGATGTGGGCAGTACCCCGCAGGACTGGAACGGCGGCATTTTCTCCATGCTGCAAAACCTGTCTGAAACGGTGATCGTCCCCATTGCGGCGGCCATTCTCGCCCTTGTGATGTGCTATGAGCTGATCGACATGATTGTGGAAAAGAACAATATGCACGACTTCGACAGCTCCATGTTCTTCCGCTGGATTTTCAAAAGCGCCTTTGCCATCCTCATTGTGACAAACACATGGAATATCGTCATGGGCGTATTTGACGCCACCCAGCAGGTCGTCAACCAGAGCGCCGGGGTGATTATCGGAGATACCAGCATTGATTTTGACACGCTGCTGCCCGATCTGGAAAGCCGCCTTGAAGCAATGGACATCGGGCCGCTGCTGGGCCTGTGGTTCCAGACCCTTGTTGTGGGGCTGACGATGAACATTCTTTCCATCTGCATTTTCCTTGTGACCTATGGAAGAATGATTGAAATTTACGCCGTGACCGCATTGGGGCCGATCCCCCTTGCCACGCTGGGCAATGCAGAGTGGCGCGGCATGGGCCAGAACTACTTGAAATCCCTGCTTGCGCTGGGCTTCCAAGCCTTTTTAATCATGGTGGTTGTCGGGATTTATGCGGTGCTGATCCAGCAGATCGGAACCGCTGACGACATATCCGGTGCAATCTGGGGCTGTATGGGCTATACCGTTTTGCTTTGCTTCTGTCTGTTCAAGACCGGCAGCATATCGAAAGCCGTATTTACCGCACATTGACAGACAGGAGGAATACCAACTATCGAAGAAACACAAAAGAAAACCTACAACATCCTTTACGCCGACCCGCCGTGGCGATATGAACAGAAAGCAGTACAGGGTGCAGCAGAAAAGCACTATCCCACCATGAGCATTGACGAGCTGTGCGCCCTGCCGGTGGAAACGCTGGCGGAAAAAGACTGCCTCTTGTTTTTGTGGGCGACTTTCCCCCAACTCCCGGAGGCGCTGCGTCTGATTAAGGCGTGGGGCTTCACCTTTAAGACCGTGGCCTTTATCTGGCTGAAATTGAACCGCAAAAGCCCCACATGGTTTTACGGGCTGGGCTACTGGACGAGAGGAAACGCGGAAATCTGCCTGCTTGCCAAGCGGGGCCATCCCAAGCGTTACTCCAAAAGCGTCCATCAGTTTATCATTTCCCCGGTGGAGGAACACAGCAAGAAACCAGACATTACCCGCGAGAAAATCATAGAGCTTGCGGGCGACCTGCCCCGCGCAGAACTGTTTGCCAGACAGAAAATCCCCGGCTGGGATGCGTGGGGCAACGAAGTGGACAGCGATTTTTCCCTGTCCGTACCAGAAACGAGGTGACTTTTTATGGCTTATGTAACTGTCCCCAAGGATTTAACCAAGGTCAAATCCAAGGTAGTATTCGGGCTGACGAAACGCCAGCTCATTTGTTTTGGCGGTGCGCTGCTTATTGGCGTCCCGCTTTTCTTTTTGATCCGGGGCCGCGTCCCGACCAGCGCGGCGGCGCTCATTATGGTGTTCGCCATGCTGCCGGGCTTTCTGCTGGCGCTTTACGAAAAACACGGCCAGCCCCTTGAAATGGTGGTGCGCCAGATCGTAGAGTGCTGCTTCATCCAGCCCAAGGAACGGCCCTACCAGACCAACAACGCTTATACCGCCCTTGTGCGGCAATCCCAAATGGAAAAGGAGGTCAACGCCATTGTCCAAAAAGCAAAAGAACGAAACGAGCGCAAAAGCGCCGGTCAAGCTCACCCGCGCCGAAAAGAAAGAGATTCAGGCCGTCATCCGAAAGTATAAGGGCGACGGCAAGCCCCATTCGGCACAGGCCAGTATTCCCTATGAGGCCATGTATCAGGACGGCGTATGCCGGGTAACGCCCCGCACCTTTTCCAAGTGCATTGAGTTTACGGACATCAGCTACCAACTGGCGCAGGCGGACACCAAGACCGCCATCTTTGAAAACCTGTGCGACCTCTACAACTATCTGGACGCCTCCATTCATGTGCAGTTTTCCTTTATCAACCGCAAGATCGACCCCAAGCAGTACGCCAAGAGCTTTGAAATCCGGGCGCAGGGGGACGACTTCGACGACATCCGCAGCGAGTATTCCGACATTTTGCAAGACCAGCTTGTGAACGGGAACAACGGCCTGATGAAGCGGAAATTTATGACCTACACCATCGAGGCGGACAGCCTGAAAATGGCCCGCGCCAGACTGCGCCGGATCGAAACCGACCTTTTGGGCTATTTCAAGAGCATGGGGGCCTCCGCGTGGGGACTGGACGCCAAGCAGCGGCTGGAAGTCATGCACAGCATTTTCCACCCGGACGGGGAGCCGTTTTCTTTTGACTGGAAGTGGCTTGCCCCGTCGGGGCTTTCCACCAAGGACTTTATCGCCCCGTCCTCGTTCCGCTTCGGCAATGCCCGGATGTTCGGGCTGGGCGGCAAATACGGGGCGGTGAGCTTCCTGCAAATCCTCTCCCCGGAGCTGTCGGATGAAATGCTGGCCGACTTCCTCAACACAGAAAACGGCATTGTGGTGAACCTCCATGTGCAGGCCATCGACCAGAGCGACGCCATTAAGACGGTCAAGCGCAAGATCACCGACCTTGACGCCATGAAGATTCAGGAACAGAAACGGGCGGTAAGAAGTGGTTACGACATGGATATACTTCCCAGCGACCTTGCCACCTACGGGCAGGACGCCAAGGAGCTGTTAAAGACCTTGCAGAGCCGGAATGAACGGATGTTCCAGCTTACCTTTTTGGTGCTGAACACCGCAGACACCCGGCAAAAGCTGGAAAACGATGTGTTCTGGGCTGCCGGGATCGCCCAGAAGTACAACTGCTCCCTTGTGCGGCTGGACTACCAGCAGGAACAGGGGCTTATGAGCAGCCTGCCGCTGGGGGCCAGCCACATCCAGATTGAACGCTCCCTGACGACTTCCAGCGTGGCCGTGTTCGTCCCCTTTGTGACGCAGGAGCTTTTTCAGGGCGGCGATGCCATGTATTACGGGATCAACGCCAAGACCGGCAACATGATTATGCTCGACCGCAAACGGGCGAGGTGTCCCAACGGGCTAAAGCTGGGGACACCGGGAAGCGGCAAAAGTATGAGCTGTAAATCCGAGATTTTGAGCGTGTTCCTCTGCACCCCGGACGATGTGTATATCTGTGATCCAGAAGCCGAGTATTACCCCCTTGTGAAGCGGCTGCATGGGCAGGTGGTGAAGCTGTCGCCTACCAGCAAAAACTATGTGAACCCGCTGGACATCAACCTGAATTACTCCGAGGATGAAAACCCGCTGGCCTTGAAATCCGACTTTGTGCTGTCGTTCTGTGAGCTTGTCATGGGCGGCAAGAACGGGCTGGAAGCCATTGAAAAGACGGTGATCGACCGGGCGGTACAGGTGATCTACCGACCTTATCTGGCAAACCCCAAGCCGGAAAATATGCCCATCCTTGCAGACCTACACAAAGCCCTGTTAGACCAGCATATCCCGGAGGCCGACCGGGTGGCGCAGGCCCTTGACCTGTATGTGTCCGGCAGCCTAAATGTGTTCAACCACAGAACCAACATCGACATTCAAAACCGCATTGTGGCCTTTGACATCAAGGAACTGGGCAAGCAGCTAAAGAAAATCGGTATGCTCATTGTCCAAGACCAGATTTGGGGGCGCGTCACCCAAAACCGCAGCAAGGGCAAGGCGACATGGTATTTCTGTGATGAGTTCCACCTGCTTTTGCGTGAGGAACAGACGGCGGCCTTTTCCTGTGAGATTTGGAAGCGTTTTCGTAAGTGGGGCGGGATTCCCACAGGTGCGACGCAGAATGTAAAAGACCTGCTTTCCTCCCCGGAAATTGAGAACATTTTGGAAAACAGCGACTTTATCTGCCTGCTCAATCAGGCCAGCGGCGACCGCAAAATCCTTGCGGAACGGCTGAACATTTCGCCCCAGCAATTACGGTATGTGGACAATTCCGAACCCGGCGAGGGGCTTCTCATTTACGAAAATGTGATCCTGCCCTTTAAGAACCCCATCCCGAAAAACACCCAGCTCTACCAGATCATGACGACCCGGTTAGGCGAGGGGGCGACGGTATGAGCGCCTTAACACATTTCAGCCTGTTTTCCGGGATCGGCGGGATCGACCTTGCGGCGGAAGCCGCAGGGTTTACCACCGTATGCCAGTGCGAATGGGCGGATTTCCCGATGGAAGTTTTGAAAAAGCACTGGCCGCAGGTACCAAAATTCCGGGACATTACCACAGTGACAAAGGAGGCATTTTTTGAAAAAACAGGACAAGAAACCACCACACTTATTTCCGGGGGATTCCCCTGCCAGCCCTTTTCCAGCGCCGGGAAACAACGGGGATTTGAGGACGAACGGTATTTATGGCCCGAAATGCTCCGCGTTATCCGGGAACTGCACCCCTCTTGGGTGCTTGGAGAAAATGTTGCTGGCTTCATCCATCTGGGGCTCGACAAGACGGTTTTTGACTTGGAGCAGGCAGGCTACGCCGTTAGGGTTTTCGTACTTCCTGCTGTCGCCGTCGGCGCATGGCATGAGCGCAAAAGAACTTTCATCATCGGCCATGCTGCTTCCCACGCCCCTTGCCAGCGACACGGGGGATGTGGGGAAAACTGTCGATGTGCGGATGACCCCGACCGGGAGCTTCCGAAAATACAATCCCAGCGGAACCGTATGGACGGCGCGGCTGTCATGGGCGGTTTACAAACTGCTGGGCAGCCCGCCGGGGGATGTGAAACTGAACCCCGACTGGGTGGAATGGCTGATGGGATTCCCCCGGAGATGGACGGACATTCCATGTGGGCCAAAGAACCGGCGCAAATCCCGTACTTAATCAGCGACCCGCCGGCGAATGTGGCAAAGCGGTTAAAGACTTTGGGAAACGCAGTTGTTCCCCCGCAGGTGTACCCCATCCTGCGCTATATTGCAGAGATTGAAACCGGGCGCTGCCGGAACAGACAGCAAGGAGGTGATCGGATATGGAACCCTTAAAACCCCGCGACAAGGTAACGCAGCACATGACCTGCGACGGCCTGACGCTGGATAACCAGACCACCGGCGAAAGCGTCAATGTGTCCAGCCGGGAGGCCGAGCAGGAATACACCGCCCAGCCGGAGGGCGCGGCGGAAAAAATACTGGAACGGGCGGACGAACTGCACGACCGCCACAAGGCAAGGAAAGCGGCCAAGGACGCCGGAAAAACCGTGGCGCAGGCCACCGGCCCCGTTTCCCGGTTGCAGTTTACCGCCGAGGAACGGGCCTCCCCGGAGCTGGCCCCGTATATCAAAAAGGCAGAAAAACGGGCGGATCAGCTGGAAGCGGCCAAAGAAGCCCTGCCGAAAAAGCGCGTCGTCACCAAGGAAACCGTTTATGACGAGGCCAAGGGCAAGGCCAAAAGCAGGCTGTATTTTGACAAGGTGGAGAAATCCCCTCCCCAGCTCAAACCAAACCCGGCCAGCCGCCCCATACAGGAAGCCGGGCTTTATCTCCACGGAAAAATCCACGAGGTAGAACACGAAAATGTGGGCGTGGAGGGCGGCCACAAGGGGGAGGAACTGGCGGAACGGCAGGTGGGCCGCATGATCCGCAGCGGCGTCCACCGCCACAAGCTCAAACCCTACCGGGCCGCAGCCAAGGCCGAGCGAAAGTCCATCGCTGCCAACGCCGAGTTTGCGTATCAAAAATCCCTGCGGGACAACCCGGAGCTGGCGCAGGCGGTCAAGAACCCCGTTTCCCGCTTCTGGCAGAAACAGCACATCAAGCGGGAATATGCCAAGGTAGCAAGGGCGGCGGGTCAGACCGCACAGGGGGCCGCAGGCACCGCCAAGACCACGGGTGCCGCAGCCAAGAAAGCCGCAGAAAAAAGCAGACAGGCCGCGTCCTTTGCCGCCCGGCACTGGAAAGGGGCGCTGATCGTCGGCGGCGTGGGCCTCATGCTCCTGCTGGTGATGGGCGGCCTGCAATCCTGCACCGCCATGTTTGGCAGCACCGGGACGGGCCTTGCCGCCACC